CATAGGTCAAGGAACACTGAGGATAGCGGAGGCGTGCTAACTCAGCATTGTAGCGAGTACGTTCATGGTTGAAGCGTGTCTCACCGTATTGGAACCATTCAACAAGGGCAGATTCGACAAGTTGTACACATTTTTCGGGGTTAGGTACAGAGTCGTTTTTGCGCCAGTAAATAATGTTGTAAATGGTATCTTCACGGAGCTGAGACATCCAGGAACCATGTAACTTGATACAATTCCTTGAGAGAAAGTCTAAATCTTTCCACGGGTAGTAAGGTGGAATAAGTGACTCATCCATTGATTTCAAAGGGGTGGTGTAATCGAGGTCGTGTTCGCGTTTAGCGGTGTCACGTCTCGTTATATTGTTGATCAATGGGAATTGGGGATGGATACTCCCAATAGCGTCATCACCGTAGTGAATCGAGGGGAACATTGCGTAGAGCAGATCGTCATTGTTAAGAATTTCGGTTGCGCTCTCCGGATAGTGTTGGAATAAAAGGCGGGCGTTGATTGCCATGCTGTCAATATGACGGAGCAGGCTAACGATGTGCGACGTGTTGTCGCGCCCAGATCCAACGCCATGGTCATTTTGGAAGACCAATGAACCCACTTGAATCAAGCGAGAGACGGCAGAGAGAGTGAGGTGGTAGCGGCGTTTAGTATGGTACGCCTTCGTAACGGGGTCACGCGTATCGTATTTCTGATACCAGGCTTCGATGAGAGAGAAGACCTTAAGTATAGAATAACGGTGAGCGCGGATGTCGTTTGCTTTAATATCAGCTTGGACAAGATTGTAACCGTCAGCACGGAGGGAGCCAATAAGCTTGCCCCAGGAGGAAGATCCTGGTTCAATGCCTATGACGCAGCGGGAGAGGAGGGGGTTGGCCTGCATGGCAGCGAAAAACGCGCCAAACTCTTGGGAACACGTGATGTGTGCTCGAGGATCGTTTGCGAAGTAACCGCGGGAATTTTCAGCTTCCACGCGATCATTAGTACGCAATTCGATCTTGATGTTGATTTGTTCGATTGAGGCGGGAACACCAACATCAACTTCTTTAGAGAAGTTTTCGAGAATAGTAGTGAGGAGGGGAGTTGGGGTCTTGTGACCATGCGGGTCTTCAGAGATGAGCGCAGCTTTACCTGGCTTTCCTAAACAGAGAGGTTTTAGAAAGCCAGCGGAGGTGAGGCGGCGCATGGGGTGGGATTGGAGGGAGGATTTGGGGCCGTTAAGCACTTGGTCCAAGCTTAAGTGGATCGGAGTGACCGGAACCATTTTCAGCAAGCGACGTTGATACTTTAAGGCAACGATGTCATACATGGGATTGATGACTCGGAAGTCGGGAGAGTTTAGTTTCTCAATAATGTTGGCGAATGCCTGAACAGATTGGGAAGCTGGGCTCTTAGTGGGCTTCTCGAGAGGGAACATTGGAGTACGTACGATATCGTTTTTGTGGTTTATGTGGTGATTGAAGGGTTTGTCCAACATAGCCACAGGCAAAGTAGTTTTGGGGCAAAAGCGTGCTTCAGGCTCATTTCCAGTCACATTCCAAGTCGCGATAGACTCGGTAGTGAGAGGATGAGAAATAGGGAGCTGAGAGGGTTCAGCGCCTTGGAGGCCAATTTGAAGCAATTCCTGGAAAAGGAGAGAGGCATATTGACGGCCGGACATTTTGTCACCGGCGTCATGGGAGGCGAACCAAGGTTTAGTGATTTTAGGATTGTCAGTGACATATAGCGAGTTGCATTGTCCAGCGTGAGAAAGCCCAGGAAATGAGACAGCATCAACGACAGTAAGGTCGAGATGAGTGCCGTCTCTTAGATCCGTGGACGTAACTATGCGCTTTTCGAAGCGACCAGTTTCAAGCGGGCGAATGAAAGCAGTTGCAAAGTCGGACTGATAATCTGGAGTGATAAAACTAACGTTGTAAAGATAGTCGTCGGTTATTTCACTCCGTTTAGGAAAGTAATCGTGGATGTCACGTCGTGCATTAACAAAGCGAGGAGGAATGTTGCAAAACACGAGATCTTGGACGAAAGCGTCACTTGGTTGAGCCAAGCACGCAATCTTCATCTTGTCGAAAGGTATGGGAGGGGACTTCCATGTTCCTTTTGATATGATGAGTGTGGAGTAAACGAGGGGGTGAGTGAGTGCGTAATGAAGCGAGTGGTAGTTTGTACCGAAAGTCGTTCCAGCGTAAAATCGAATGAGGAATTTCGAGGAAACGAGGACGATTGATTTTTCGGGGTCGGTATATTCTATCACCGCGTCAAATTCATTGTGCATGATGACGGCGAGTTGCGCTTCCATAGATTTGGAAACGAATTTAGTGAAGCCGCCTTGAGTGGCAATAGATCGCACTGCAGGCATATTGATCTGGTAGGACTGGCGGGCGTCCTTTATGGGTTGACCAGATTCATACTTTTTATTTTGGGTTTGTGGCTGAGGTTCGAAAGTAATAACGACCTCAGTGGGTTCAGGGTTGAAGAGCGCAAGAATGCGCCCAACGAACCATTTGACGACGAAGCTG